CGGGTATTGAACCGTACAGCATACCATCAGCTCCTCCGTCGTCCGAGTTTACAATAAAGGATCCTGTGTAGAATGAAGCAGTAGCTGTTGATGCTATTCTAAAGATTGCCTTAGCTCTTTCCCCGTCTTTTATCTGGAAGAGTGCTCCCGGGTTGGTGGTACCTACTCCTACTTTACCTGCAGTAGTAATATACATTCTATTTACATTGTTAGTATAGAATGTCAGAGGAGTAGCGTTCGTTGATCCTATGAAACCTTCATTAGAAACAAGACCTAAATACATTAGGTATGTTCCGGAGTTTTCAATCTTTACAACTTGGTTACTAGTACCATATATGTGAAGTTTTTCAGCTGGATTAGTAGTACCGATCCCTACGTTACCTGATGCTCTAAGAACCATATTAGTTCTCCAGTTCCAAGAACCTCCCACTCCGGGGTTATACAGTGCTCTTGTCTGTAAGAACATCGCCCCTTCAGCATTTCCATTACTTGCGTTATCCCCTGTTCCTAAGATACGGGCTTGTGCCCACATGTTAGAACCGTCGGTGTTAGCAGGTACTGAGAATAATAGAGCTGATCCTGTTCCTAATCCTCTAAATGCTCCGGTACCTACAATATTCATTGCATCTGCTGGAGAGGCATTATCTGTACCGTAGTATTCTGTTTGAAGTGGACTGTCTATTTGTAATTTTTGACCAGGACTAGTAGTACCAATGCCAACTCTACCAGCATAAGCTGATGTTTCACCATGTACAGTGATTATATTTCTAAGTGCGTTTGATAAAAACTCTAAGTAATCACCATTCATACTTAAAACCATATCATCTTCACCTGCTGTTGTGTCTGTGAATGTTAGTTGTGGGTTTTCTGATGTTAAATTTAATCCACCTGTAAATCGACCATCACCATTTACATCAAGTTTATATGATGGAGATGTAGTACCGATACCTACTGAACCGGTTGATATAGCAAATGCAGCACCATTGTGCGTATGCAGAGAAGGTCTAGTACCTCCAAATCCTCTATCAATATAAACTACTGAACTGTAGGAAGGACTGCTTCCGGTAGTATTAAAAGTAATATGCTGGGATTGTGAAGGATATCCAACCAGGTCATCTGAAGCTCCTGCAACAAAAGTCATTACAGCTCCGTTGGTTTCCCATCCGCCTCCACCCCTACCGGTAGACATTTTAGCTGTTGAACCGTAGTTGCTAACCTTAGTGAAGGTAAATAAGCCTGATGGTATTTCGGTTATGTTTCCAGCTGACTTTACGTATATACCTGTTGTTTCTCCGTCGGAACCTGAAAATGCTATGTTGCCATTTATAGCTAGTTTAGCTCCTATATTCGCTACTCCGATTCCTAGGTTACCATCTGAAGAGACTTGTACCTGGCCTGCTTGCCCGTTTACACCGTTAATATATACAGGTTTGGCAGCATAAGCTCCAAAGTAAAATGCAGTATTCGTTTCAAATACTATATCGTTATCTCCATAGATTGAAGCATAGCCTCCTGCTCTACTAATAGAAACTGCATTACCAGATGATCCTGTTATTTGAAGTTTTGCTGTAGGAGCATTAGTACCAATGCCTACGTTACCATCAGTATTAACACGCATTTTTTCTCCACCAGAAACTTTAAATATAACTGGGTAGCCGTCTAAAGCTAAATAACCACTACTACCCGCAGTTATTATAAATGAACTTGGTGTTAATAAATCATAACCATTAAAAGTGTATGTTCCTACTGATGTAGATATTGAAAGTGCATTACCACTAAGTCCACCTCCAACTATTGCACGCCCATTTACATCTAAAGTAGTAGAAGGTGTAGTAGTCCCAATACCTACGTTATAAGATCCTGACTGTACATACAATCCTGAAGTACCTACTTGTAAAGGAGCTGTATTTAATACATTACTATCAAAGTAAGCACCTCTATCAACTGAGCGGAGTTGTTGTCCTACTATTTCAACTGCATTAGTGTTTCCTACATCTAAGAAAGTACCTATAGCAGAATTACTGAATCTGAAGCTACCGTCACTATCTTGGTATATCCTTAAATTATCGCCATTTACACCGTCGGTAATATACAGTGAGCCTGTAATTGTTGTATCTCCGTTTACTGTAAGTTTAGAGGTTGGATTAGTAGTACCAATACCTACGTTACCGTTAATATCAATTGTAAGTCTATCTGCGGTATCTGTTCTTAGAGCTAAGCCGGTTGCACCTGCTCTAACTAATCCCGAAGCGCTAGCTCCGGTTAGCATGAATCCTCCACCATTGGAGACGTTTGCTCTAATGTTGCCTACAACTTCTAATACCTCACCAGGACTAGCAGTACCAATCCCCACACTACCGGCAAAGTACGCTAGAGATCCACTCTGGAGTATACTGCCAGTAAAGAAGTGGTTATCTGACGTCTGATCTCCAAACTTATTGCTGCCGGTAGAATAGATAATGGATGAGCTTATATACTCAACATAAAGTTCCTGTGCTGTAATAGCACCGGTAACCGTTAGGTCTCCGTCCATGTAGCTGTTACCCCCGCTTACATGGAGTTTGTAGCTGGGGTTGGTGATTCCGATACCTACGTTACCGTCTGTAGCAATACGCATTCTCTCAGCACCGTTGTCAGTAGTAAAGGTTAGGAAACCACCAACACTACTACCCCCTCTATAGAAAGTTACAGCTGCATTTTCAGTAGTGTTATAATACAGACCGTGCTTAAATGCATATATACTACTCCCATTATTTGTACCATTATTGTACGTAGTCAACCTAAATGCCGTTTCATTTGCATTTATTAAGTTCATCCATGCGGCACTCGGTGTAACGGAGACATCTAACTTACTTGATGGACTAGTAGTACCAATACCTACATTACCGCTACTTGCAAAAGTAACAGCTGTTGCATTTCCAGGCTGGAACTGAATTTCAGCATCACTTGCTAGATTGAGTCCCGGGGTTCCGGTCATACCAATGTATGCTCTTTGAACTCCTACATCCCATAATTCAAAAGCTCCTCCACCTCCGGCTGCTATTTTAACCGAGCCGGTTACTAGAGTATCCCCGTTAACATCAAGTTTGGCTGTGGGTGCTGTAGTTCCAATACCTACAGATCCTCCTCCGGGGTTAAGCAGCAGTTGATATGCTGTGGTACTATCAAGGTACCGTGACTGTATATACGACAGGTAAGTAGTGTTTACTCCCATGTCTAGTACTGCACCCGTTCCTCCTGTATCGGAAAGCACTAACGCACCCGAGGCTGTAGGACTGGTATATGCTTGGGAAGATTTATTTACCTGTAATTTAGTTAACGGGTTAGTTGTTCCTATGCCTACGTTATCGTTGCCGCCGTTTATGGTTATGGTTGCAGCTGAACTTGCTCCTAAGTGCAGATAGTTAGCTGCTCTTAAAGCAGTACTATCGGTTTGAGCATTTGAAAATATATTTCCTGAATTTCCATATCCTAGGAGAGTTCTAAATGTAGTGTTTTCGTTAATAACTAAACCGCCAAATTCACTTGTAGAATCTATTCTAACATTACCTGCATCTATACCATTAGCAGCTCCTCTTACATGCAGACCTGTTGCTGGTGCTGTAGTACCAACACCTAGATTTCCAGATGAACTAACGTACATCCTTGTAGAGCTTCCTACAACAAACTCCAATGAAGTATCGTTTACTCCCCTAATACCCTGGGCACTATTGCCCCATCTGATATATTCTCCCGAGTCTACAAATAGAGTTCCGCTGTTTACATAGGTTGAACCTACTACGTGGAGTTTGTAGAGTGGGTTGGTTGTTCCGATACCTACGTTACCTCCTGATGCAATTCTCATAACTTCAGAAGCTCCCGACTCAGTTCTAAGAATAGTAACACCGTCTACAAAGTTTGTACCTCCGTTAATCCAAGTGCTTCCGTTTACGTATAATCTGTACCCTGAAGTAGAAGTTGAGTTAATTGCTAGATTACCATCGCTAGTAATCCTTACTCTTTCAGATCCGCTAGTAGCAAAAGAAAGAGTGTCTTCTGCTCCTCTGTACATTCCTAATCCTAAATCGCTATAAAAAGCATAACTAGGGTAGGTGCTATTTCCTACTGCTGACCAGATAGCAGCTCCCCCGGTAGTTTTTTGGTAGAAATCACCGTTGCTATCAATCTGAAAGTTAGATCCTACTGTTGCAGTTGATCTAATATGAAACGCATCTGCAGAAGATGCAGTAGCTGCATAAGAAGCAGATATTGCATTGGTAGTGGTACCCGAGAATGAACCGGTAAACGATGATGCTGATACTGCTCCTAAGACTGTAAGTTTATGTGTAGGGTCTGTAAGTCCTATCCCTAGGTTGCCACCAGTGGTCAACCTCATAAGGTTAGTCCAGTTAATAGCGCCTGTTCCTACATTATCTGAAAAGTCCCAGTAAAATCCACTTGTACCTCCTGATACTCCAGCACTTCCTAAATGCCTAACTGCAGGTATAGTTCCAGTTCTTGAATGTACCCAAGCACCTGTGGAAGCTCTATAGGCGTTATGAGCTATATAGTAGCCATAGTCTTGAGAACCTGTAGCTGGTCCTCCGTCCCCGGAAGCACCTACGTGTACGTCCCCGCTTGCACTTTGAATTCCTAGACTAACTTTAGCGTATACTTGATTTGCTAAAATGTCTCCTGATCCTACGTGAAGTTTATAGAGTGGGTCGGCAGTTCCGATACCCACGTTACCCCCTGTCAATATCCGCATACGTTCAGTACCAGCTGTAGCGAAAGCTAAAGCCATACCGGTTGAAGTATCGATTAAAGCATTTGTATCTTGACCTACTACATTAGGGTTTAATAATAAACTTTTAGTACCTCTTGTAAAATACGAGACTCCATCACCTTTAACCTCAAATAATCCCAGGGGGTTAGTTGTTCCGATACCTACACTACCTCCTGTTGTAACTGTAAGTTTTGCAGAAGCAAAACCATCATCTGCTGAAGCTAGTTTAAACTTATTTGAATCTGCTTTATCCAGTCCTAGCACCCAATCCTGATTACCTGTATATAGGAAATGCTGTTCTACATTACCTGATGTTGCTTCAAGGAAAGTCCGTAGGGATGTAGTGTTTGTACTAATTACTCTAAATGGTGATGAAGCGGAACCGCCGTTAACATCTAACTTATAACTTGGATTGGTAGATCCGATACCAACGTTACCGCCTGATTTGATTATCATTTGGTCTACGTTATTGTGTCTGAATAACATATCTCCACCATTGGGTCTATTCAGGTAAAAGCTAGTATTGCTTTGAGAACCTAATAGGTTATAATCGGTTGTATTTAAGTTTCCTGAAAGGCTTATTCCTACCCAGTCACCACCGAACCCGGTATTACCCATTCTAACTGATCCGCTACCCTCTCCAGCTACTGTAAGTCTAGAGCTTGGATTTGTAGTTCCAATACCGACATTGCCGGTTATGTTCACTCCTGTTGATACGGCCTGAAGTACTGTTTGCCCATATCCAGCAGGTTCTAATTTAATTCCTGTTCCATCTAGTGAGATGTACTTTACGCCAGATGTGTCTCTTATGTAGTTTGTAAATACATTATCTGATGTACGGAAACCGCCTGAAGCATTTACAGCTCCTACTACATCTAACGTGTAAGCTGGATTAGCAGATCCAATACCAACCCTACTCCCGCTAAATACCAGGTTGCTTGAGGCTCCAAACACCCCACCATTGTTGTAGATTATTTGGGTATCCGACCCGGGAACAGTAACAACCACAGATGAGGTTGGCATGTACGCCACCTCGTTGGTTACGCTATCGTAAGATAGTATGTATGCCTCGTTACTCTGGGAGATTGCCTCCAGATAGGTGCTACCTGATACTATCAGTCCGTTCCTTACTACAAATTCGTTCGCCATCGATTAAAATACTTTTAGAAGTCCTCTTACTATCCATCCGGGGGATGGTGCTGATACAAGCAACTGAACATTGCTACCGGAGTAGCTTGATGAAAACTGGATGTTGGCTGTAGAGCCAAGATCTATGGTTGATACATCGTAATGAACCGGGTTCTGACTTCCATCCCATGCAAAGTAGAAGTCACCGGTTCTGATGTTTGAATTTTCCCTCACTATGTACTCAAAGTGCCCGGCATTGCCTGCAGCAAAGGGTATGGAGGTTATAATATTGGTACCGGTTATGATGCTATCGTTTTGGAAAACATCAAAGGAGACAGTGTTTAAGACAAAAGATGAACTGTACTGTCCGTTTGCTAAAAGACTTGATGTAAGAATTAGATCCTTAGTGGTAACATTACCTCTAGTCATTACATCCTCTAGCGTATCGGAAGAGGGTGCATAAGAGGCTGAAGTTGATCTAATAGCAAAGGATGCTGTAGTAGCAAATGAAGCCGTAGTTGCAAAGGATGCTGTTCCTACAAAGTTCGAAGCCGTTACCGCTCCTGTTAGGTTGATACTACCCGTTGTTTGTGTGTTGGTAGTGACGATACCCTGTACGGTGTTATCGTCTCTTTTGAAGTATAACTTGCCATCGGCTGTATTGATAGCAAGTTCTCCCGCCTCTAAACTGGAGGTAGTAGGAATCTTACCAGCAATAGCTGATCTTTTTAGCTTAATATTTTGAGCCATATGTATGGACCTATTTAACGGGTTGGTATATACCTAAAAGTCCTATGAAGGACTTATATAAATAGGTTAAAAAGTACCACCGTCCAGCACCCTAGATGCTGTAAATACCGTTCCGGTCCACATTAGCATTGTATCTGCCTCTAAAGGCAGGATGGTTGCAATCTCTTTTGAAGCATTAGTATGCACAAACGCACTAGCTGATAGTGCAGAGAATGCAATAGTACCTAATTCCGTGATGGGATTACCGCCCATCGATAAGGGAACCGAAGAAGAAACCGCAGTTCCGGTATCCGTTAGGTTGGATGCAACCAGTCTCTTATTGCTATCTACCTTAGTAATAGCATTGGTAGTAGGATTCTGGGAATCAAAGGTTGTAAAACGGTACTGAGTACTGCCCGATACTCCACCGTACCAGTAGTCTGCTGCTGAATTCCAAAGCAACGATCCCGTTAGTGCTGATCCTGAAGCATCCAGAACCATAATACCGCCATCTACCGCTAATCCAAAGCTGTTAAGTTGTATTACGTTATCCCCTATAACGACTGTAGAGGAACTGATGTAGGTCATCGTTCCTTTTACATCTAAGTTTCCTCCAACGGTTAGGTCTTGAGGAACCGATAGGTTAGAAGGAATGCTAATTCCAAAAGTTTGTCCTCCGGCTGATACCGATAATCCATTGCTACCGGTTATGATTAGCGACTGGGTCTTAAGAGCAACGGTACCGGTTCCTGAAGTACCGGTGATATTCAGATCGGCTGCAATACCGGTTAACTGAGATCCATCTCCTCTAAAGCTACCTGAGAAAGAACCCGAGAAGTTACCCGATCCTCCTAAAGCATAAGAAGCAGTAGTAGCAGTTGCGGCTGCTCCTGCATTATTAGCATAAGAAGCAGATACTGCATTGAAGGCTACCGAAGATGAAATCGCTACAGAAGCCGATGTTGCGTTCTGTGCATAAGAGGCAGATGTTGCTGATGTAGCTGTTTGTGCTGTTGCAGCAAAGGTGGCGTAAGAAGCTGATACTGTACTACCAGCATTATTGGCATACGATGCTGAAGTAGAGCTGACGGCAAAGGTAGAGTAGCTTGAACTAACAGCTACAGATGCTGATGTTGCATTTCTAGCATAAGAAGCACTTTCGGCAAACGATGCTGAGTTAATACTACCGGCAAACTGACCTTGGAAGCTACCGCTGAATGAACCGCTTACGGTCATTCCCGTTAGGGTAGTATTAATTACGTTACCGCTAAGGTTGAGAGGAGTTCCATCCCCTATTCTATAGAGGGTGTTGTTATCCGTGCGGTAGTAGGGAAGGCCGGCAAACCTACTATCAAAGAAGGTAGGAGCTTCGGTACCGGTAAAGAGCTTACCAACGGGTACCAGGAAGTTATTACCAGTTTCATTGGATATAAAAATTATATCCCCTACGTTGGTGTTTGCTATTGAGCCTGAAGCATACAGCAACTCACCCTTAGTAACTGCTACAGTGCCCCCGCCCTGTACGTTGCCAACCCCGCCTCTACGTATTAATATCTTTTGTGCCATCTTTCACAGTTACTTCTAATAAATATCAAAAGAAACCTCCTAGGTCGACAATCTCGTTATCGCGAGGATCACCAAATGTACCTAGACCTTGTATAGAAAGACTAGCTGATACTATTTCATTAGCAAATTCAGCTCTTACCATCTCCATAGCACCCGAAACTATAAGGGCCGGGTCAAGAGATGAGGTTTGTGTTAGTATGGTTTGCCCATGAACAAGCAAACTGCCCGATATAATCCAATCACCATTGAATGTAAACTGCCCGGAATCCGGTAGCTGACCGGCCGGACCAGCGGGACCGGGAGTAGCTACGGTGATTATGTTGGTGATGGGTTGGGAAATCTCAACCTGAGTAGCTCCTTGGAGGTTAACCTCAACCGGAGTAGACTCGCCTTCCCTAACCAATACCGTGACATCCTGCTCTACCTGACTGATAGAGGAGAGAGTCTGGTTGATCTCTACCGTATTAGCACTGGGCTGGGTGATAAGTACATTATTGACAGCTGAGTTATCAACAATGGTTAAGAACTTATCCCCGCTTTGTACTATTACCGTGTTTTCATTACTGGTAATATTTACGGCAGTGCTCACTTTATCTTGTTACGTTCTTGGACAGTCTTACAGTTCCTTCTAATAATCTTGTAACAACACTACCGGAGGTTAGCTCCAGATCATATACTGCGGTATCAAAGCTTAGCAATGATGAAGTAAAGGCAGATATAACAACCCCTATCGAACCCGACAGTAGGGTAGTACTTCCGTTACTTCCTGATAGATTCAGTCCGGTACCGTCCGGTTCTAAAGAAGAAGATAGATTAAGTACTACTT